AACACTATCTCCCTAGATGCGACTAGCATAGACATGGTTGTAGAAAGACAACAGTCTGCGTTTGGTATACCCTTGGCCGATGCAAAGAAAATGGCAATCGATCTTAATCAGGCAGTGGTTGGGTTTGAGATACAAGGTGTATTTACTGATGATGAAGGGCAGGAAGTAACATCGCAAGCAAAGGCTGTAGTTGATTTACACCACACTCAAACACTTTTTGATGGTGATGTCGAAAGTGCTTATGCTGAAACTAATACTGGTGGTAAACAAAGAAAAGGAAGTAGTAGTAATCGATTACTTGAACTTTTTAATCAAATTACATCTTTATTTGAAAGAAAGAAAAAACAGAAAAAGGACTGGCAGAAGTGGCACGGTAAATACATGTCATTTCCAGTTGCATACTGGATAGAGCAAAAAGGAGGCATACCTATTACTTCAGGGTTAGTAGCAAGATTCAATGCAGACTCTTTGTCTTTAACTTATAATCATGGGGCGACAGTTGATACTTGGTCAGATTCTGTTTCTAGCATAGCCGCAAACAAAGTAGGTTCACCTATTTACAAAAAGCACGGTATAGGTGGGCAACCCTATGTTTTCTTCGATGGCTCTTCAAGATTTGACATTTCATTTGACGCTAAATTGAATCCTAGTAACATGACTATCTTTGCAGTGGCCCAAACGACAAACGACAATGGGGCTGCTCAATCTATAATCGTTAGTCGAGAAAGCACTAGCGAAGGCTACGCTCTATTTTACAATATGACAGGTTCTGAAAATGAAATTAAGTTAGATTATTACAATTCAGGAACCACTGACTTAGAAAGTGGTAATGGAACAGTTTCGACAAGTTCACCCAATATAATTGCAGCAAGAGTGCCTGCAAGTGGTACAAAGCAATTGCTTCAAAATGGTGAGTTTAAAGAAAGTTTTAGTGGTACTTACAATAATTCAGATGCTGCTACTACATTCATAGGTGCGAGTGATAGTAGTACTTCTAATCCGTTTGTTGGGAACATTTACGAAATCGTGATTTACAATAGGGTGCTATCTCTTGATGAGGTGTTTCAAGTAGAAGGGTATCTATCAAGCAAATACAACATACCTTTACTTGGTCCTTTAGGTGGCGAACATCCGTATAGATTCTTTAATTTTATAGAAAACACAGACTCTGTAAAAGTGGTGTTTGATGCCGAAAGAGTTGCATCTAAAAATGAACCTTATGGCTTTGTTAATAAAACGCGAAGGATGACAGGTGTCAATGTCGACGGCGGTTTTAGTGGTATTAGTGGTGACGGCTCTTTTACATTACATGTTGACGGAGCCGATCCTAGAGAGTGGTTAGAGACAACTAATAGCACTGCAAAGTACCACATTACATTGAGAAACCCTACTACTGAAGCCTTTGTAGCAAATTCTGAAGGTGTTAGAATAATAATGGAAGTACTTTCTATTACTTCATCTACTCGAATAGTTTGTAGAATTATTGCTGGAGGAGGAACAATTGCTGATGACCTTGAGGTATGGATAGCACCTTGTCAAAATCTATCAATTGAATATGAATCGCCACTTCATGGTAACCCTGTATTAGTCATACCTATTGAAAATGCCTTTGAAGAAGTTACCGCCCAAGGTCAAACTCTTAGTTTTGTTAATTATCCAAATTACGAAAATGGTAGTTCTAGGACCGAAGGTTTGTCGCAAATCCCTACTCATCCTAATTTACATGGTGAAGGCAAAAGGGCAGATGAATTCATTACTTATCAATTATCAAAGTTGTTGACATCTACTTTAGAAATCAGTGAGAGGGCAGTAAACGCCGCTGGTGATAAGACGATGGATAAGGTGTTTACAACTGCTATCAAAAAGAGTGGTGACGGTTTTGAAACTCGATTGGAAATAACTCAAGTTCATGCTACATCACTTGGTACGGTTGGTGGCAAAATACGTCACAACTTTGGAGTTGGAATTCTACCTACGGTGCAAGGGTTTACAGGTGGCAACGCAGGTAAAAAGGTCAAGTCTGCTGGGGATAAGGTACAAGACATTTTGGGTATACTTGGTAACAGTAACAGTTTTGATGTAACAAAGTCAAATAATAGTTTAGGTAATTTTATTTTGAATGTTGCTAGCCTTGCTACGCAGACTTTTTATGGCGAAAGAAACAGAGGAGATTACATATATGCAATTCAGATACCATATAACAGTAATGTTACAAAGGGTAACAGTAGTTTAGATGCTCAGGTAGCACAGAGAAATCACTGGGTAATGACTGATGATGTCCCGATGTTTGAAAAGATGTCAGTTAGTAACGACACCCATGCATCAAAGGATTATGCACCTGAGCATAATAATAGTAGAAGAAATGGTATACACGGTATAATTACCGACTTTCATGTGCATAGAGATGCTGAAATGAAAGCCTACGAATTTTCTTTGAAGTTCGTAGCAGCAAACGTAATAATTTGAGGAGATACAATGGCTTTACCTATACGATTAATTGTTGGTCCTGACAACCTTATGGAAATACCGTTAGAGGCCCAGTCTTTAGATATCACAGTAGATCGTAATGCATCTGCTTTCCCTACCCCTAACAACATAGTAGGAAGAGTTGCTATTGATACCAACATACCCGCTATCGGTATAGAGATTGGTGGTATATTTCACGACGACACTAATAATTCGTTTGATGTAGAAACAACAAGACCTGCAGTTAGCGGGGGAGATATAGTGTTTAATTTTGCTTCGACTATGCCTACTACTAATTTTGTAACTGCTGAAGACTTCCGAGAAAATGTCCAATGGCATTTAGGTCAGTTAGATGATTTTCATGTAATACAGTTTCCAAAAAACTTTGCAAAGTCTACATCTGCTCCTACAAGCGATATTAATATTGATGATATTGAAGATAGAGCAATATACGGAAGTATGCTGAATTTATTAAGTGTAGAGTCAAATGTAGGAAATGACCCTATTAGTGCAATAAATCATCCTTCTGCAGGCACATATTCTGCAGGCTCAACCAGCATAGACGTGGACCAAGGTATTAATTTCAAAGTAAAGGATAGAATACATTTGGCAAATGGGACCTTTGTTGGAACAATAACGGGTATCAGCACCAACACTTTGACTTTTAGCGAGGGTACAAAGGTAGCATTACCAAACAATACAGATTTGCACTCATTTAAAACTACGGTGTTTAGTTCTACAGGTCAAGTAATAGGAAGTGTGGTAGATTTTGATAGCAAATTGAAGGGTTACCCTGCTACAAAAATGGTCGTCGATAAAATAAAATTAGATGGTTTTTTTCAACCGGTCTATAAAGACGTAAAATACTACTTAGTCGTTAATGGAACTGCCCCTCCCTTAGAAGAAGTGCTTCACGACAAGTCTATATTTTTGTACCCTAATCATTGGAGAATGGATTTAATAAGTAAATCCGAAGGAGAAGGTAACGGTGTATGCAACGGTCCTGAGCCTATTGCTGTAAGATTAAAGTTTTCAAATGAAATGGCTCATGCTGACCATCAAAATCAGAAGTTTGCTAATGTCCAAGTCGCAGGCTCTCACCCTTCAATTATACAAGAAGGTAGACACTATGAGCAGGTCAACGGCGGCATTAGAGTTGCAAGTAGTAGAGGTAGGGATGTCATAGTAAAGGTCCCCATTGGCGGTATCAGCACTCATGCTGTAAACGGCAACCCTGCTAGTACACTTGCACTTATTGTAAAGAAGGCTCTTGAATTGACAACTGACGTAATGAATGTAGGGTTTATAGACGAGGGGACAGGTGAAACTATACCTGATGCATTTAGTGTGCAAGTTTCAGGACCCATACTAAAAGTAAAACAAAAGGTAAGGCCAATTAATGCAAACTTAATGTCGGTTTTAGAACCTTGTGCAAGAATTGGCTCGGCTGAAAACTACAATTTTGGCAAAGCCTTAGCGCAGATAGAATTCTTTACAGATAACTATGGAGTTTATTCAGTGAGTGCTAATTCCAAATCTGCCGGTGATAAAGTACAAGACTTGATAGGCTTAGTCTCCAACGCTAAGAAGAATAGAGATTTGATTAGAGGAATACAGATACCTTATGATAGTTTAATACAAAGTGATGCAGTTACACCGACTGCAAGAAATTTCTTTTTGACTTTTGGAGAGCAAGATCCTGATGCTAAAGGTTCAGCAGGTAATACACTTGATGCAACACATACTATGATACCGGGGCTCTTACCCGGTGATTTGGGTGGCGATCCTCTTGAAGACAAAGGTTCAGGCATTTTAGATAATATTGCTGAATTTGGTGAAGCAATAGGTGCTATCGCCTCGTTTGTAAAGAACTTTATTGGTGACACATTTATCACATTATTATCAGATCCGCATGGAAATGATGGTGGAATAAGAATTGTTCCTGAAAAACTACATGTACGCTATGATGCTGGCAATAATTACTACGCGTTTAATTTGAGATTATTAGCGTCTGACTTTGTAATAGGGGTGTGAAAATGACTATATTGATTGACCCCGGACACGCTTTGCTTTTCAACGGTATAACTGATGGTGTAATAGTTCCTCCTAACTTAAACGTGGTACACGGTAAAAATGATGAAACTGTAAAAACATTACCAAATGTATTGCGCTCATTCACATTAGAAACTTGGATTGTACCTGATTGTGGTGGAATAGTTTACGAATATGAAAATGTAATGCGATTGAGTGTAGGTACGCCATCTAGCCCTGCACCTGCTACATTTGAAATCAATTTAGAAAATGTTGCCGCTGGCACCAGTAGCGTACATACCCTAAACAGTGCTAAACCAGTGCACAGTCCTAACGGAGAGTTAGCATATTGGGATGGAGTATTGTTCCCTACACCAAGTTTGACACTACACAATTCATACATTTACACAGATGCAGCAGTGAATGATTCGACTGCACTAAATGATGGTCACAGAGAGTTATTGAATGTAACAGTTACTTTTACAGGTAGAAGATTGACAATGCATATCAATGGTGATATAGTAGTTTCAAAGGCATTTGATGAAATACAACAAGTTGTTTTGAATCCGTCTAACATGTTCCTTGGTGGCAAAGGCGGCGAGTATAGAGGCACCATAGAAGCAATTCATCTTTCAAGAGGAGTAAAGCCATCCGGTAAAGTCGCTTACGCCCCTGTGAAAAGCGACGACACGATTGCTCTTTGGAGATTTGAAGAGCCAATAGAACCAATTACTACACAGGTTGTTACGCCATCTATTTCAGCATCTACTAGTGCGAATTCTACAATCAATATAGGTACAACTGCTGCTAAAGCATTAGCCAAAGAGTTAGCAGGTGACGGAGTTAGTGAAAACATAGACTTCACTACAGCGGCACCTTGGAATTCTCAGGGATCTTATACTGTTAAAAAGTACGCAGCGACATCAACTAGTGATATTACTATACCCAAGGTACCTTACAACATAATTGTTAACCCGCTAGGTTACAATCCAACAACAGGTAAACCTACTGCAAAGGCACCCGAAAGGTTACGATTAACTGCGATAAATGGAGGTGCTGGGACAATTACAGTAGAATCTATTCATCTTGATTTTGGTGCTACCTCTAATGGAAGAAGAGGGGCGCTACAGGCACATGACGCTGGTATATTTGTCATAGTTACAGGAGATTGTATAGTCGATGGAGGGAACGGTAATGACTTCCAACCACAGGGTAGTGGTACACAGTTTTCTCATAGACAAGGACAAGTGTGCATTGATGAAAGTGAATTTGAAAATCATGGTATAATGTTCTCTATGAGTATGGCTATAGATTCTGATACTTTCAATAAATTTTCAGCATCTTCTGCTAATCCCGGCGATGGTTTTTACATAGGTCATGCAGGTAGGCATACCTTGAATCATGTCAAAAGCCATCCTTTTATGGGTACACTCCCCCCAGCATCAGATTTAGTAGTAGATAAAAAACTAGATGCGTCTGCTGATGTAATCTCTGCATCGTTTGAATCTCAGTACGCCGACATAAAAGATACTGTATTAATTAATTCTAAAGTCACCGCATATGATTCTATCATTAGTAATCAAATTACTAATCTGTCATTTAGTACAAAAGTGAGCCAAGTTGTAGAAAACGGAATGAGTGACATTTCTGATACACAAAGAGGAATTATTGGTTTAGGAGGCGCTAAGTTTGACTCTAGTTTATTTAGTTTGAAAACTATTGGTGGGAACACCACGTTGAATGATTCAAAGGAGGCTTCAAGGCACCTAGTGCCCTCTAACGAAGCAAGAATCGCCATACTGGATTTACCTTCTTTGTCTACTTACAATTACGCTCCATTTGTACAAATACACTACAATGCAGTTTGTCATAACTCTGAAAACTTTTCTGTAGCCGCTGCATCTAGGATAGACTCTTCATTTACCAGCACATCTACAACCATTAAGTTAGAAAGTATCAAATCGTTTGGTAAAGATGGCGCTGTTTTACCTGCATCTAATTTTTCCATAGATGGGACAGCGGCAACTACTGATGGAAGTATAACTGCTACACTAAACCACACTACTAAGAAAGTCACATTTAGTGCGGCTACTGATTTGGCATTTCAAGATATTGATGATACTGGCGCAATCGTTAGACTAAGTATGGATGGTTCATCAATAATGGTGACAAAGACTGTACCCGATGTAAGCACTATTGTTACAGGTAGTACATCGATTCTCGATCTTATTCATACTGCGTTAGATGCAGGGGACTTAGACATATACTCTCCCGGAGGCAGGATAGAAATAGATATGCCTGAAAACTTCGGTTTCACAGAGGGCGATTTAGAAGGCGACACCGAAGAGGGCACCTTAGCAGAATCAAAACTAGATTTCACTCTTTGTCCTGAAAACTATCTTCCATTAACTTCGACAGATACTCCGGCTAAAACTCCGCAAAGTATAGCCGTTGCTAATTCTGATTTATCTACAAAAAATTCACAGTTTAGTAAGGTAATCATTGCGCCAAGTTATGCACCTAATAATATAGAAGAAGTAGAAGATATGGCGAGGCAGTTACCTATCAACCGTAGAGTTAGGACTGGCTTACTAATTAACAATAACGGAGGCTATGCTGCTAGCACTACCACTGCATTAACTGTAGACGGTGTAGATGCAAGAACCATATTTGTTGACGGAGATACTGTCTATAAAGCAGATGGAACTGTCATTGGAACGATTAATCACACTGTTACTGAAACCACTATTAGAATATCAGGTGGTAGTGGTACAGCAGTTGCTTTGCAAGACAATGAAGAATTGTTTGTTGGACCGGTTGAATTAGGCAAAGGTACAACTAACCAATCTACAACTGTTCATGAAATATTTGATATTATTGAGCATCAGGTATTGAATGAAAAGGTAGTATTAACCGTTCAACCAAGTGATCGCAGACGTTTCACTCAGTTAGCAAAACTAAGGTCAGACTCATCTATGCCTAACTCAATATCAATAGAGTATCTTGTTTCAAGAGGCAGAGTCTTATCATTTGGTGATGAGGCCGATGGTAGTTCTAGTTTGTTAGCCTATGGACTTGTATCTGACATTGCAAGTGCAAGTGTTAGCGCAAAGGGTGATGGAGCACCTGATTCTCACATAGTCAAAGAGATTATGCCCGGTGCACCTGTAGTTACAGTCACACTGGGTGGCCCCGGCCAAGGTGCAATTAACACAAAAGAAACATGGAACCCAAGTCCCACTGCTAGAATGCCTTGGAGTACGAGGCGTGATTGTGTAACATTAGGCACCGAAGTAGATACTAGTGCTAGAACTATTACAGTAACACCTCTTAACAATCGTGCAACCGATTTAGCATCTTGGGGTACATATTGTTTCCCGAAAGTAGGTAGAGTTTATCTTGAAATGCCAAGGACTGATGTAAATGAAGCGATTCGTTTTGCTTCTGCAGAATATGCTTCAAAGACTGGCACGACATTTACATTTGCATCAGGTAGTCATCAAGGCACAGGTATGTTTGTTTTAGCAGATGGTAGTGAAGCAGATACGTTTACTGATTGGGTCAGTGGAGTAGAATCGATAAATATAGTTGGAGGTAATCTACATGTAGATGACAAATTCCTTGATGAGTCTGTTTGTAATGACGGTACAACTATCAATGATAGGCTGTTCCAAACTCTTGACACTGTTCAGCACGACTATCAATTAGGGACACAGTATGCTAGTACTCGTGCATTGGTAGAAATACCTCTGTTTGAAGAGTTCTTCTTCGATAACCCTAATGAGGGCATATTCCCCGGTCCTGACAACAGTATGAAGATACACGTTGATGCTACAAGGACTGCTAGCAATTGGGCACCTAATCCAGTGGGCAGAAGGCACGAAGAAATTAGGCCTCAAGACCCTGAAGTGTTTGGTGCATTTTCATATTCAATAGCAACTAATGCCCATAGATCGGGCACTAAGATTACTAAGCCGTTTACAGGCACCACTATTTCTGTGGAGGATGCGAGTATATTCCCTATCCCTACTGCTGGTCCTACTGCAGTTGCAGGCATAGATGGTAGTGCAAGATTCCGTAGAGCATTTTTGTCCAGTGGAGAGTGGGTGCTTTACACTGCTAGAGATACTAGTGCAAATACAATCACAGCAGCATCAGCGGCAACTGCTGGTGGTAACTTTGCGATGAGTAAAAACTTTGTCAAAGAGTTCGCAGTCGGTGTACAGTTAACTCCGGGTCCGGGCTACCAAGACATGTCTTATTCACCTATTGCTGATAATCCTCTTCTCAAGAGTGCTGGTTACGAAGGTAGGCGCTCATTTTACTATGACCGCTCCAATGTAATGACACAAGGTGGCAATGTTGATTATGGTATGAAGCAGTACGTCAGTGCTGTTGAATTTAGGGCAGGCCCTCGTGTTAATCCTCACCTTGACAGAATTCAAAGTGGCAGAGCAAAAGGTATAGTTGAATCTCTAAATACAGGACTCAATATATTGTACTTAAAAGATGGAAGTCTTTTCCCTGAAAATGTACAGGGAGTAAGTGGATATAGCGGCTATCGCTATAGATTGGCTTACAGAAATGCTAGTGGTACTTTGAACTACGCACACTATGAAGCAAGGGCAGGGTCTGTGTTTACTCTAGCACAAAGAGATGCAGGTTTTACACCTTCTGAAGGCGATGAGGTTACACTTGTAGATATGAATGCTAGCCCTAGCACAATTTATCCTGAACAAAAGGAAGGGGTATTCCTAAACAACTCTTGGGCTTATCCTTATGCTCCGGGGGGATTGCGTGACGGTGACACTGTTTGGATGAACATGCATTACACTAATCCTCATTCAATTGAGGGGTTATTTGCTAAGAGCAGAGGCACACTAAACGAAGGCAAAGTTTGGACCGGTTTCAATGGCGGGCAGGGGGCTATGCATGCAAATCCAAGAAGCAGCATACCTTTAGAAAATTTCTTGATTGGTAACACTTGTATAGAAACAGCAAAGAACTTTGTACAGCACGTCAATAAAACAATTGAGTTGAATTATGAAGCACTAGGTTTGTCTGCGACACTTGCACCAACTGTTGCATATTTAGATCCTTACCAGTCAGATAGTGAACATGCCCGTGTTTTACTGTACGATGTAGCACATGACCGTGAGTTCATAGCCTTCCAAGACCTGTGGATGCAGGTTCAAAGTAGTGCCGATGCAATCAAGATAGGGGCAGCACCAAGTGGAACTACTGGTGCAATAGTACACGATGATGATAACTCAGGCTCGTCACTAGATGTAGCATCGGGTTTCCCAAGTCAAAGCAAATTTCTTACAGCCACTACTAAATCACAATTTATTGAAGCCGCTTACTCGCATCAAAGTACATGGAATGCTAGCACAGGTACGGTGCTTTCACCACACAGTCCTGATGTCGGGACCAAATATACTACTAATGGTGGTATGCCTAGAACTAATGATGCAGTAATAAATTCAAATGATGCACTTTTATTGCACCAGCAAATCGATAAAGATTCAAGAGAAGCCTCAACTTTCTTTGATACCCCTGATGGTACCCGTGCTATACCTGCGTTCCTTGCTTTAAAAGGAATAAGAAGTAGTACGTTAGATTTGAGTGGGCACGAAGAGTCAAGACTGAATGGTTTAGACCACTGGACAAAAATGGACTTCGTAAGAAGACTAACTGTAGACTTTGGTGAAGTTCGTTTGAAAGACGGTGTAACAAATATAGAGGCTGCTGCTCGTGAAGTTGTTCGCTTGATTAACCAAGCCGGTGCAAAAAATGGTAGAACCCATGCAAGAAAAGAAAAGGAGCAACACCTCGGAGAAAGCACAGGTTCTACGCACGATCCAGCACCGTTTTGGGACGTAAAGAAAGGGTTCTCTAGTCATGACAAAGGAACTCACATGGGCTATGTACGTGCTCATCTTGGAAGAGTAGTACTCGACTCTAATAACAAAAAGGGCTTTTCTGTCGTTATACATTCTACAGTTCCCGGCGCAGAAGGGCGTAATTTCTGCGCTTGGTTAGATAGTAGTCGTGCACAAAGCCCTTATCGCCCACAATACTTAATTGGTCACGGGGGCAGATTCCGCAACTACTGGTGTCAGCCTGACGAGATGACTGGAGAAAACATGCACCCTGCCCCTATGCCAATCAATAGGTTTGGTAGGCCATTCGCTCCCATTACTACTTTGAAAGAATACATTCCTCCTGAAGAAACACTAGATGTGTTTGAAAATAATTTGAGTTTAGGGCCTGAAACAGTTGCAGGCTCAACTCAGAAAACTGATACATTCCGTGAAGGTGCATCGGGTAGGAATTCAAACACTGTGGTTAACGAATCATTTGAAACTAAAAGCCCATCATCTACATTAGTAGACGGTTTACGAACAGGTACATCTGCACAAGCCCGTATTAACTTCGGTGGCTTGACGCAAGCCGGTATTCCCGGTTGGGCACCTAATGCTGGTAAATGGGGTATGGGTCGAGATGGTGACGACAGATTCAAAGCAATATACGGCAATGCATCTAACGCTGCCACCGCTATGCTTGGTAGTACAATTTACACTTCTACGAACAAAACTGGCTATATCCCCGAAGAGCAAATGAAGCCTGCTAACATAGGCAACGGCAATTTGTATGGTATTAGATTTGAAGACCACAGAGGTGACAACCATACGATAAGAATGGTATACAAAGAGTGTGATAAGCCATTTGGTAACGATTTAACAATGGTGCCGCCTACATTTGACGAAGAGGTTGTAATTTACTTTGATGACAAAGATGTAGCGCAAGGTGGATTTACAATTGGTAAACATATGGTTGGCACGGGTGAAGTGTGCGGTGAAAAGAGCGGGGGCACTGCTAAGCCATACAAAGGTAATCTTTGGAACAATTATCCTTCACCTGCTGTAGGTATACATGGTGCAGTAAGTCTAACTCACGGTAGCGCAGGTACGGGTGAAACGCTGACAGTAGTATTTAGTGCACCTTATGATACGAGTGGTTCGCTATCGCATCCTGACATTTTGGGCTATCTCGGCTTCCCTGAATCCGGGCTGTTACAACTTACTGACGATGCTAGCACTAGTGGTAATCAAGGTATGACCATACATTATACAAGTAGAACTCATAACAACAAAAGTGGTGCGCATAAATTTTATGGGTGCACAGGTGGGACTGGTAGTGCCATAAGTTCAGTGGGTCATCTAGTAAGTCCAAGAATCAATTTCACTAGTGTATTGACGGATGAAGTAATTGCAGCAGCGTTTGAATTTGCAATGACTATGCCTGATGCAAATGATAGAAGTGTTTCAGCAACTAGTTTTGATTGCACTCATATGTTTGCACCTGACGGTAGAACGCTAGGTGAATGGGGTGTAAGCCCTACTGCTATTAGAGTTAAAGTCAATAACAAAAACAGAACTCCGCTTAGTAAATTATTCAATGTTTCAAGAAGTAAAGATTGGGGCTTGATGGAAGGTGCAAGTAGTGATGCAACTGTAACTTCAAAGCACACTGGCGGACTTACTGATAATGAGAGAGATGATGGCACAAGATTAGATGTTGGCTATATTCCTGAAACTGTGCTACATGTTACTACTCGATACAGAGGAACTAATGCTAACACTGCTACACCGATCTTGGTAGATAGCCAAAACAATCAGTTAGATGTATCAACTTGGCAAAGAAATCTTCGCGGTGACAACTACACTAGTGTAGCAGGAGACCACATTATACCAAAGGTAGATAGCCCAATGATAAAACTGAGTGCTAAAACTTCATCATTACTTACACTTGCATCTAACACTTTCCTATATTCGATATGCGTACCCGGCTCAGATGATGCTAATAGTTGGGGTGAAAGATTCACACTTTGGTTAGGCTCCGAAGAATACGCTGAAGTAACTAGCACTAGAGGCGGGGCAGACGCAGAAATCAAGTTAGATTACGGCGCTGCTACAGGGACCAGTGCTAACTTTGCATCCGCAGTTACTGCAACTGATATTCTCATGCGAAATGGAGATATCAAGAATGGCATGAAAACGGATGGCATTCGTAGAGCCAGTAGCAAGATGTCTAGCCCGTTCCTATACTTTAGAGGGGGTCGAGATAGCCCTGACCACTGGGTACCACTTTACTTTGGTGGTGGATTTAGCGGTGTAGTCATGGATGTCAACGACGGTACTGAAAACGACTATGGTGAATTTTACACTCATCCATATGCAGGCGGACCAACGGGGTCGTGTGGTTTGCAAAATGTAGGTGAAATTGCAGGTTCCTATGCATTGCTTGATACTAATGCTATGTTGGCTATGTTCCCCGGCACTCCATATTTAGACAATCACAAAGGTAAAAACAACCCGCCGCTATTTAATCAAAATGGTATTCTGCCGTTTGATATGGCTAAAGGTGCTAATAATCACGCTACTGGTACAACGTATACAGACGGTACTAATACAGTGTCGACAAACATACCAAGTCCGATTATACTTCGCTTTGCTCATCCTCACGCTAGGTACAGTTCGTCAGGAAATACTGATGACCAAACCGTGTACATGGTGTTTGGTCCCGGTCAAGCATTCCCTCACAACAGTGCTGCGTTTGAACCTCAAGGATCGAACATAGTGACTACAGGTAATGGCTACAGCGCTGTCCCTATCTACATAGGTGGCGACCCTTCTACTAACGCATTTTTACCTAATGAATTGGCTAACGGTGGCGACGCTGTTAGTGGATTCAATCGTACTGCGGTTGCCTCTGCTCACTTGCCAAGAACATCTTTCTTCCAAAAGAATAGGCTTAGTGGGTTTAATTACGATATGAACTGGGAGCCGACCAAAGGTTTCCCAAGCGTATCTGTGCATGCTAGTAGCGGTGATAGTTTTGCTCAGACATTCGACAAGGCGTTTTACTATGAAGGGTCACTATTCGACGTAGCACATTTAACATACCCGCCAACAGCGCATCCTTTCAATCACGCATTTAGTGACTTGGCTGGTAATTCTTTACAGAGTGCAGCGCATGCTGCTACAAAGAAAGCCTTTGCAATTTGGCACATGGATGGAGGCTATCATCCGGGTGGTCATTTCCTTGATAACCATGTAAACATCAATCCAAAGCACCCAGTAGAGAATGGTAGGCTAGCCACAGGTAGTGCTAACAAACACAATGTGTCTGCATTTAGACCATGTGGCTTGTTAGCCGAAGCATATCTTAGTAAATATGGAGGCTCACCTGATAATCAAGTAAGTGACGAAAATGTTGTACTGATAGACGCTACTCGTGTACAGAACGCAGAGGAGTTAGGGGCAGTCATCAGTGCATCCATCAATACATTCCCCGGCAAAGACCCACTCAAAGCAATCGGTGGTACATTCCTTCCGTCTATGCAAAATGCACACAAACAAGATAGATATGGTTGGGTAGAGGTTGCAGTAAACCAATACACTGCTCAGTCAGGAGGCACTGCTGCTAGCGTTAGAGTAACAAGTACGGCCACTACATTCCCTGACTACGGTTGGTTAAGATTTAGTAACGGTAATAGTGCTGGGTATGCACCTTATATTAGTCAGTCCATAAGTGCACCTAATACTACCTTTACGTTAGGTAAAAGTCCAGCGGTTAGTGTTCCCGGTGCCTTGGCGATTGCCGACCCCGGAAGTGGCGGTTATTCGACGGCTTCCGGTTTGGCTACAACTGGTGGTTCAGGAACGGGATTAACTGTAGAAATCACTTCTGTAAGTGCAGGTCGTGTGACAGGTGTGACAATTACCAATGCAGGTTCAGGTTATCTCGATGCTGAAACCGTAATAATTCAACAAGGTGGCTCTTCCAATGACGCTAGAATAGACTTAACAGTAAACACTGCCAACACTAACGTAACCGATCCTGAAAATATGAGAGATGTACCTGTAGATAATAGTTTCAAAGCCTATGTTTGGACTAAAGCGGGCACTCATCGCCACAATAACGACAGTGGTGTAACTGCTCGTGACCACATGTGTCAAGTGCATTATAATGGGTTGATTGATGCAATAGACAGGACCAAGCCGGTTGGTGCAGTAGGATGGGCAGGTGAAGCATACTCTTACTTAAATTCGTATACAGGTACTCAGATAGGTTCAGGGCTTTACCCTGCTGGACTTGGTGCTTGGCACCCATTCCTTGGTTTCAATCCATACGGTGCTGCTGAAACCTGTCTAGCATCATCTTCACCTGTAGGCACTGGTGATACTGCTACTGCGACCTTTTCAGATTTCTGTGTAAATGGTTTGTCTTCAAGGCACTTGATTGCAATAACTAACGAAAGCGAGTTACCTCTTATCGCTAAAGCAGATAGAGACGGTATACTTTGTTCAGGTGATTGGCTGATGGCAAAAGAAAATGGTAATATTTTGCATGCTGGTACAGTTCAATGGGACACTGCCAAAGTGCACAATAAATCACGTTACGTTGCTTATGCTAACGCAGGTCCTCGTGTAGAAGCGCAGATGCATAGCGGATTTACTAGGCCATTTGATAACACGGATTACCCTGCTACAGGAAGTGCGCCTTCAGACGCTGAATGGCATCGCACTATACAGTCAGGCGATATGGTGCAAGCAAACCCTTGTCTGCACCCTACTGGTGATTTGTTTTGGGATGAAAGTGTAGTCAAAGGCTCTAATTTCCATGAAAACTTTGGAACAAATGGTGTAGAGTGTATTGGTAACAGTGGGTTGAAAGACTATCTAAACCCTGCAGCAGCATCTACTGCTATGCCTCACCCCGGATTATTTGGTTATTACAGCAAGCGTTCGGCTGCTCGTAACTTCTCGGCTGAGCACATTGTTTGGAAGAGAATGGATGGTGGTAGTCTAACAATGCCCGCTGCCAATGCAAGAGGGCTAGGGGCAGTGCCTTGGGTAAGGCGTAAAAATGCAGACACAGGTGAATATGATTTAGTAGGTGAAAAGGTGCTAGGCAATGTACGATTTAGTTTCGAGTCTACTAACTCTGCCATGTTCCCGGTAATACAGGCTCAAGAATTATCGCACCCTCAATTGGCTAAACAACACCCTGTAAAGGTCAAAAATGCATTAATGATACCGAATGAGGAAATGCAATTTCAAAGTATGATGGTTGTTGATGACACAGGCCAAGAGCACCGATTAGAAGGCGGCTCGCCATTAGGTACAGTTATCATGGATTTCAGGCATGTCAGTGACAGAGAGATTCAAGGTTTAGCGCCAGCATTGGCGGGCACTGGTATTTCGCCTAACATGAAGATACGCTTACCTAACCCTGATGAGATTCCCGGCAACATCATAGTTAGGCCCGGCTTCGATCGCATACAAGCATATCAAAATGAAACGATTGGTTCGGGTGGTTTACAGCACCCTGCCCAGCCTGTACAACATATAACAGATATGTTCGACAATACATATGCAGGTCCTCGACTTTGGCCTACTTGGGAAAACAACGGATGGGAACATGTAAGTCAGGACGGCACAGATGTATCTATTACTAAGCACGACCACAGGTTAGATTTCCCTGCGTCTACATCAGAGGGTTGGCAGGACCATACTGGTAACAAACCTTTGTCCACATCTTATGAGCCGCATGACAGAAGTCTGTATTTCCATGTAACCAAGATGGGTGTTACTTCCACTCATAGATATGGTGCATTAGAAACACCTTATTTTACTCATACCACTAACACATTGTCAATACAAGGGGCACTTTCTTCAGCGGATTGGTTAGATACTACTGAGCAAAGTGGCGGCAGGTACTTTTTGAGAATTTACAACCAAGACACAGGCAAAGGGACATTTGCTTCTTACACTGGTAGAACTAATGATAGTCCCGAAGTCGGAGTAAGTACTTTTACCGGCGTTGTATTTTCTCCTGATTTTGAACAATTTATAGCGAACAACCTAGGTAGTAATTTACTTATTGTGCCGAGTTATTATATGCCTGCAGGAAGCACTCGTATATTTGCATCTCGTAGACTTCGTGACCATAGCGAGTATAGTGGTGCTAGCCCTGATATGAAGATTACAGATTGGTTCGAGATATATGACAAATTACCTGCAAGTACTGGAAACTTTGTAAACCCATCTATACCTTACCAATATATCGCAGGCGCTTTAAGTCCTAAAATGACACCTATGCCAATTCCAAGAATGGGTCACCATTATGCTAATCCGACTATGGCGTTGCTACCCGGACACTACGCCCACCCTGCTTACCAAAGAATATACGACCTGAATCAAAGTTGTAGGACATCTAATAACGACTTCGCTATTAACAGTTTGATTGGTACAAATGAAGGAACACGCACTAGCACAACTGCTACTTCAACTACGCATGAGCCGGGTCGTGACCCTTACATTTACTTCTCAGGACCAACCGCAGCATTCTCTCCATCTGACATACACGGTGGAGGATTCACATTGTTGACTGAAACTAAAATCAAGTATGAAGGGTATGGTGTGGCAGCATCTGTAGGCGATGCAGGTACAAAGAACGCTGCTGGTGGACACGAGTTAGTGCTAGAGGCAGCAGGTACATACACTCTCAACGACCATTTCCCCGATCCAATGGAAGTAGGCGCTTACCAAATCGTAATACAGCCTAACTTGTTCAAGCAACAATTGAAAGGATTCCACGCAAACGGACCTGCTACAGATGTACCTGATGGCTCAGTTGTAGAATTGACTGGGCAACAGGTAAACACAGTTATTGCCATTGAACAGGATATTAGTACAAATGGCGCGCACACGCTTATACTGGCAGATGCTATAATGGCAGACGTTAGGGGTTGTGAAGTAATAATTAACGAAGTGATGTTAGACATAGAGCCTGATTCGGGCAGTCACTTTACCAATATACCTGCTTTAGGACTATACAATTCATTAGGTGTACAAGAGACTACTTCCCCTTCACTTAGCCGAAGAAGTATGCCTTACAAGCCGGGTATGTTTAGTAGTGCTACACCGGGTTATACAATCACAATCCCTTGGTGGGGCATACTTCATAATGAAGGTGCTACTGCTAGCGGCGCTAATAAGTTCAAACACTTAGAGTGGCACAAGCCTGACAATTATTACGAATTCTGTAGAATGTCTTATGGGTGCATTGGTGCTCAATTAACCATTGCTGGCTATCCTACATCGTTCATGGACATTTACGAAGTACACAGACGCAATAGAAGTATGAACCCTACCTGTGTAGTGCTTTCTACTAATCAAGGTGGCAGCACTATAACTGTGGATAACAATGATTTATTCCCTGTAGAACCTTACTATGGAGAAGAGTTAGAGTACACTAAGAATGGTATAACTTATACTGCTACTTATGGTAATCGTACTGGTACTTTAGCACATGCTACTTTGGGTGTATCTACTACATTTGAAAGCGTTACTGGTAGCACAGAATTTTGGGCTAACATCGCTGCTAATACAGTGTTGAAATTGACTAGACCTTACAACACATATGCTTCTGATACAGTGTTTTTGGATTCTAAAGTTAGCGCCTTAGCGAAACTATTCCCACAAGTTCCTAGCGGATTGGACAAATCTTTGAAAGATGGTAGTGGGGACACAAACAGTCTACACTTACCTGATGCATATCTGTGCTTGTGGCATCCTAATTTAGGCAGGCCGTTCACTTGGTACAGCGATACTGCTACAGGCGGCACCCGTAACTTCTATGACAAGACTGGTGTGGCTGACACCCCTGTTGACAAGAAACCTTACAATCACATGCCTGAGTTCTTTGAAACTATACACTATCATGATTTCAATTATGTTGCTAGTAAAGGGCCATTTGGATTTGCAATGAAGTGGGTAGCCCCTCCACACGACCATGATAATGATGGGGGCACTGCACTAAGTCACGATGGATCGATATATACCGCTGCACAAATAGATGCACTTGTTGATGGCGGAGGCACATTAAATCATCAAGGAGGTACATTTGACTCTACTAAGTATAACTTTGCTGGATTTTGGCCGGGTGGCTCACACGGTGGAGGAGCAGTAAGTCGATTAGAAACTTACGCTAGTGCACTCATAGGTTGGGGAGGAGTGACCCATGGAATGGATTGTGGTGGGTTTGATGACAATACTGGAATTAGAACTCGCACCTATGCTCAAATGACATCTGCTTCTGCTTATGCTCGTAACTATTGCTTCGGTTATAGATTTGGAGTCAGGCAGGCTTACAACAGACCAAGATACGCTAACTACGTGCGTGGTTGGTTAGAAGTGGCTAATGCAAATGCTTTACTTGGCTACTACCATGGTCCATTTGTACAACAAGATAACAAGAATACAGGGTGGGATTACGTAGGAACTGACACTGGGTCACAGTCCGACATTACCTTCAATGCTAGTTACATAGGAATACTTGAGAGATTAACTCAAATCAGTGCGCTACTGAACCAAGACCAAATCGGTAGACAAGTTAGATATAGCGATGGTAGGAGAATGACAGAAGCCTTTGGTTGTGCTGTTAGAACTATACGAAATGCATCTACTGTAAGAAGAGAATATCCCGGCGACCATGCAGGTAAAAACATAGCAGACTTAGCAGATGCTCATCGATACTACATGATTGATTGGTGGGGCAATACTCGTGGAGAAGATGTTCGTAGATTCCCTGTTAGAGGGTTCGGTATAAGACCATCTTGGGATCCTGAAGACGCTTACGCCGATACAAATGTAACTCACAGACCAGCCGCACACAGTTTGTTCGCAGGAGATGGAAATGACCGCTACAGCGGTAATGCAAACACGGCTAACAATGATGCTAGTAACATGGGTGTCGCCGACTGGTTTAATCCAGCGAGCGCTATGCGTGTTGGAGATAGAGGTGATGGAAGAGGAGTCCGTTGGCCTACTGTGTTCAACGAAAGCATGCTCATGGATGTTAGTGAAACTCATGAGGCTACAGGTTTAGTTCTATCTCACAGTACAGCCGAGCCTGCGTTTGGACAGGGGTTGGTTCGACCAAGTAATGAAGCACTACAAGCAGGTGAAATCGATAGAGGTATCAGTGCAAGACTCGATTTAGCGGACGAAGATGGATTACTCAAGCCGAGCGCATCTGTTGGTGAAGGAGTAGAAACAGTTACTGCTGACACTAGGTTAGTAGACCCTGTTGCTAGAGATGATATCCGAATGGGACTAGATGTAGATACCATTGCTGAACTCAACGATGGTGTTAGCAGAGAATATGTCATCATGTCTACAGAAGCAGCCAGTCTACACACTGACAAAGAAGTGGGGCAGAGGACAAACTTACGAGGTGCTATGACAGGTGCGAGTCGCACATTAGGTAACTTCGATCTGACTGCTCTAAACTTCAGTACCAACCCAGTTGCTGGAATTACAAGATTCTCTAACGCTCATGCATATTGGGCACTAGGTGGCACTTACATCATGGAATGGAGCAGGCATTCAGGCGTATTAGATGTCAAAGGATGGGGGCAGACGGGTGTATCTACTTCGTCTAACCCGTACCAAGATGCTAACCACGACCCAATTATACAGAATACTAACTTCACTGATTCTAAGATAGACTTCTTGTATAGACCTGCTCAAGTATTGGACAGTAAACACATACAGTTCTTCAGACCTGCACCTGTAATGAAAACTAGTGCAGACCAAGTTGGCTCTAACTTCTATAGAGCGACAGCCGGAGGCAAATACGGACTATTTACAAGTGACGCACCGGGTGCACTGACAGGTACTCCAAGTAGTCCACCGTATGCACCTGTTTACACAATGACTCCCGGCTCTAGTTTAACAGTGCCTACAAGTCAAGGGCCTAAGATTGAGGGTGTAGATGTAACAGGATATGATAAGACCGATATCCGATCTCCGGTAGCAAGAGTAGTCATGTCTGAGAATACACTTGAACACTTTAGAGCAGATGCAAGTCGCAAGTCACCTGATGATGAAGAAGGCGATTTCGCTGTACAGCCGAGACACAGCCAAACACTACATCCAAAGGGTAGCGATGGTGATGCATCTTATAATACAGGGGACCATAGCGGGGAGTGAACATGGCAGTAGGTAAGAATCTCGCAACTGGTCGTGCCGATGCGACTCAAAATGCAGTTATGAAGCGAGTGCGTAAGCCTAAGTTCGTAGATAACGGTGTTCGTCATGGCGAGTATACTAAGCAACAGAGTGGATTCTTGGTAAAGACACCAACATCTAGTGACTTTATCTCTACTCACGATCGAAGGTATTCTCTGATTGAAGAAGAAGATACCATTCGACTATCACATAACACTGGGGACGGACATAGATACACTGGTAATATATTTGTTAACGATGAAAAGGTTAGTAAAGATGTCAATCCTACTTTACCTCCATTAATCATAGGTGCAGACAACCCTGACCAAGCACTAGTACCCGCTTCTATAGAAAGCAGTACGAAAGGTTCACGATATCGCCTTGGAAATCTAAAAGGCTCAGAATTAAAACAAATTGGTTTTACCGACAAAAGGGTACGGATTGGTCAAAAAATAAACGTGGGATTACGAACTACCGACTTAGTTGGCAGATTAGCCAAAGCCAGTACTAACTCACTAAATGGACTATCTATCAAAAATCCTAGTGGTACATTTGTAGCGCAGGATTTCTACGGTACGGATGGTGTAAGTGCTATGCGCTTTTTAGCAAAGCATGACGGATATAATGTTAGTACCGATCAGTTTGGCAATCTTCACTATTCTCATCAGCAAAAACATGGCAGAGAACACATAGTTACACAGACAATGGTTTCAGAAGGGTCGATTGAAACCGAGGGGAAAAGTACGTTAAACCGTGTAGTAGTTCGGGGAAAAGTCCGTGCTAACAATGATAAAAATGTAGTACAGGTTGATGACTTTGGACCACAAAAGGACACTGTTAACGAAATACCCGGTGGTATATTTGCTCCTACAGCAGTAACTAAAGCCAGCGCCAAAGCAATAGGGCGAAGATTACTATCAATGGCAAAAAAGGCAGAAGGTAATGAGAAGTTGAAGGGTACACTCATGTCAAGTAGAGTACAACCGGGAGATGTAATTTCTTATGAAACTATTACAGAGTCTAAAAGAAAAATCGTTCTGTCTACTAAACATCATTTGACTCAGCGTAAAACAGACATAGACATAAACTCTGTTGACGGGTCTATAGAGGACATTTTGCAGAGATTCCAAGAAGTAGATATTGGGTCTAGCACTCGTGATAATGAAGAGCGTAATCGTCAGTTTAGTCGAGAAGAGTTCGCAACAGCGTTTGGATTTAAAGTAAAAATTACTTGGCAAGTTCAAGCAAGAAGGGTTAAAGATCCGACTGGTGGATTTGTAATTGGCGCTACTAATAGAAATACTATCAAAGGGCGCAGATTGTTACAAACCACTGGTATACTAATCAATAATGGGGGCGGTCACGCTATAGGCACCACTAGTTTCAATACTGACGGCACTAATGCCAACGACGTATTTACATCAGGTATTATTAGTGCAGGTAAAGCAGATGCATTTGTTTACAAGGCTAATGGAAACCTACTAGGTAAGGTGAGCAGCGCTGGCACTAATTCATTAGTAGTCGCAACTAAGTCACCCTATGCTGTTGCAGATGATGAAGAGTTATTCCTAATAGTGACAGATGGATTACCTGAAAATGCTAACAATCATCTGAAAATAAAAATGATTAAAGGTACATTCTCAAAGAGAAGGAGGGGCTGATATGCCATTATTAAATCAAGGAACAAGATATGTAATCGATACGTTGAAATCAAGAATAAATGAAGTGGTATTCGGCTTTGGTGGCACACTGGCTAGTCAGGACGATACCGGGGCAGCACAACCAGCGATAGTAGTCACGCCAATAGTGAGGGTCATTGATGACCATAGTCTGTCAGTAGAGGCTAAAGTACCTCTTACTAACACATTTACTTCTCCTTTCAAAGAGGTAGTAATACAATACAAAAACCCGTCAGACGCAACAGATACAACCGCCATAGCAAGATATACTTACGATTCAATTGTCAAGACTAGTAACAACGAAATCCTTTTCTCAGCAATCATAGAGGTGAACCCATGACGAACCCGAAGGCAGGGCACACTAGTGCAGCCGGAATGAGCACTGACGCTGAAGGACTGAGGGATGGGGACGGTTTGTCGTCGCCCAGTCTAACTAACCCTTACGAAGGGTTACATGGTAACGGTATCATACGAATGTCTGATACTGCAGTGGGTACCTCTTTGAGAAATAGTATAGCGGCATCCACACCCGGATTCATAGAAACTGCCTCTTCAGGAGTGGTTACAATACACGGTGGATGGTGTATATTAGACGGGGCGCTGTACAAATTTGCAGGTGGGCCGGGCGCTACTCAACAAATTACGATAGGGGCAACCGGAACTGCTAATTTTAACGGATCTTTACCAGCGGTTCCTGCAGCAAATAGTGATGTTTTCGTAGTAGTTTACGTGTGCTCTGATAGTGGTACAACTGCTAGAATTAGGTACGAAATGGGAACTCCAGTTGTAGCGTCACAGGGTACACCCTTGCTTCCTTCGGGATTCTTGACAGACCCATCTATTGGGAATACTCGTAGCAACCATCAATCGATTGTTTTAGGCGTTTTGCGCTATACCATGTCGGCAGGCGCTGCGAATGTGACTGCATCTTTGAGTGCTACACCTGTATTACACGATAGAAGAGTGTTTATCAGAAGCAGTCCTATCTATTTACAACACATGACAAAAGGTGGCATAACGACAGGCACTGGATTCCACACTTCTGCGAACGCCATCGATTCTCACACCGATCTTGCCGCACTATACAGTGGTAACGAAGCCGGTGACTTGACTAACAGTGAATATGGGGCTATTTGGCAAAGCCATACCCCTGATTCTCATTCTATGCTGTACTATGCAGCATCTAAAACACTAGGTGGCACTAAGGCAATGCATACCCATAGATTGGGGCCTGACGAGGTAAGTATAATCACTGCTAACACTTCATTTACTTTCGACCAAGCAAACATATGGCTAATCAATGCTAATGGAGGCAGCGCTCACGCCACACTCACACCTAGTGGTACGTTCCCACCGGGTCATGTAATTGAAATTAGGAACATATCTACTGCTAACTCGTTTAATGCAATTTTCAACGCTAAGACAGACAATGCCAGCGCCGCCAATATCAACATAGCCAATGGTAAGTATGCTAGATTCGCATACGATGGTAGCGATTGGCACTTGCTAATACTACAGGCCTGATATTATGGGTAAATTACTCGCAGAATTGCAGATAGAATGCGTGGAATGTAAAGAGAAAAGCATTCCCCTTGTAATTAGAGGCGTTTACTTTTCCGGCAAGGGTACGACAATTCAGGAATGTCCGATTTGCGGGCATATGTGCAAATTGGGTGAAAAGTCGCTACCTAAATCTAAGTCTAGCAAGGCCCGCAGGTTTCCCTACGGGCGCTTTGCTAGAGAATTAGTTACTGCTTCTAGGCAATAATCACTCGCCACGCTTACCGATGATGTCATCGATGCGCAGGATGCTGATAGTGACTTCACTAGCAGACTGAATGGCCTGCTTGACTAGATTCAGTGGTTCCCATACATCGGCACTCTTCATTGACATAGTGCCTCCATCCTCGATGTTAGGCCCATAATCAATATTACCTGATAGGTGCTCATTTCTGAGTGCCAGCACAGTGTCCAGTGGATCGTGGCCTGCATTCTCAGCGATAGTGGCAGGGATTGTCTCTAGTGCGTCTGCAAAGGCATCGATTGCCATCTGAGCACGACCACCAATTTCTGCAGCCCTGCTTCTTAGATTGATAGCAGAGTTGAGATATGCTGCACCTCCGCCCGGTACGACCTCAAGAGTATTGTATGCTAAGCACACGACACCGAGAGCATCTTCAAAGCCACGCTCGGTTTCATCAAGTGTCTGCTTAGTAGCACCTCTGAGGATAAGAGTAGTCACTTCGCCCTTGCCTTTGACTACAACATACTTCATGTCACCAATAGTGGTGCATTCGACATCTGCATCAACAGCATCTCCCAAGTCCTCAATGGTGTGAGCCGCCGCTGTATTAAGAAGTAGACCAAGTGCTGTTAGGTCACTCTCAGGCAAACGCTGTACAACACTGATACCAGCCTTAGCCAGTGTAGCGGCGACCACTTCGTTCACATGGTCCCTGACAAACACCGCACCGCCTTCAGGAAGACGCTCGATGATAGCCTCTGCTTTCTTGACCCAAATATCTCTAGTTGTAGTCTGTTGATATTGTTGGTATTCTGCAGCAGATCCAAGTGACACCTGTACATTGTCCTCATTTTTCTTATTGCTGAGTCCAGTGTTGATTAGTAGTGCTTTACCTTGTAGTAGTGGCATAGCAGGTAACATGAACTCCTTGTGTAAAACTACACCTGAGAAGCATGTTGAATCCTCTAAGCCTCCACCGGGCTGACACAGGACACGGATGCGCTCAAAATCGCCTCCAGCCAATTCTGCCGCTTTGACACATAGTTCACTAACGTGTTCCATAGCAGACTCTAATGACTTACCTGTAATCGAAGTCTGAGCCACATGCTTTAGATGGGGCTTGGCCGACTCTGATAGTGATTGTATATGTTCAACAGCCCATTGTGCCGCTTGTCTGTAACCTTTACAGATTACATTAGGGTGTAGGCCCTTTTCAAATAGTGATTCTGTGTTACTTAGTAATTGTCCCGCCAATACGACTGTACTAGTTGTGCCATCGTAGCACATGCTTTCTTGTGTGTTAGCGGCTTCGATAATCATCTTGGCACCGGGGTGGGAAACGTCAAGTTCCTGTAGAATTGTAGCCCCGTCATTTGTTACAATGACATTGCCACCACCGTCTACCATCATCTTGTCCATTCCCGCCGGACCTAGCGTCGTTCTAACCGTGTCTGCGATTGCTTTCGCAGCACGAATGTTCAGGCTCTGTGCTGTTTGTTGTTGCTCTCCATTGCTTACCATTCTACATCAAACTCCGTTGGTATTTCTTCATTCCTCAATCTCACCCTTATATCACCTGCGCTACTACAGCGCTGAACTAGTGTGAGTATTATATTTGCATCAGAAATGCATTCTTGTATTATTTTGACCTCGCTACCTTTTTGCCAAACAGGTGCATATATCTCAGTATGTAATTGAGATGTTAAATCTGTATCGTTTAGATTGATTTTATGTCCAACCAATGTTTCCAAATCTTTATCGATATTAATGATGTGATTATCGATATGTTCTACCATGTCGCTAGGATTCGATTTGGATATACCCGCCCAAGATAGTGTAATCCCGTAATCTTGAGTATTTTTCAATACTAATATACCTCCATTGTCTACTATATGGGCCATTTCGTCTTGTATTTTTGAGTATTTTATGGGTTTGGAATTGACATAAGATCGATAACTGGTATATACAGTGAGGTAATTTTCACCGGTTACAATTACCACTTCAGGTGCATTTACCATGTGTGAAAATTCACTACCATAGGCAAATACTACGAAGTGTTTGCCTTTCATTCCTCTTCACCTGTCAGTGTTTTGAGGCTTTCTTGCATTGCACCCATACAGGCCAAGCAAAAATCACAAAAGTCTACTTTAAGCATACCAAAATAGCCACTGATGCCCTCTTCCTTGTGTTCATATTTAGCACCACATAAGGTGCAGGTTTTTTTCACTTCTCTGCCTCCTTATTTCTATGCTCTTTGAGTAGTCTGACGTACTTACTTTTCCCCTCACGAGTTTCTTCAAACAGACCTTTCCCTGATTCGTTGTATTTGTTATGTATGCCTGCTTTGCTACTCAGATTTTCAGTTTTACCAAACATCTTCATAACTTCTGCTTTTTTAGACCAGCCCGGTCCACGATTATCATTGAAGTCATACTGTTCACAGCGCCAATAAGAAGACTTCCAACTGGCCTCTAATTTCCTCTTGGCAGCACCTGCCATACCTACCTTGACCTCTGATTCTAACCAATCAATTAGATTGTGATATAAGTCATATAGAATTTCTTTAGCCATATCAACGTGGTCACCTGTGACTTTCCACACACCTTCTATCATAGCCATGTGATGGGCTAGAATGTTAGTATAATTCTGAAGACCCATGATGAAAGAAGCACAAACACCCTGTTTCTTAGGGTCCATGTTCTCCACTAAATCGTAGTAGTCATCTATGGCTTGGTGGAGAGCCGATCTGTAAGAGCCATCGATTTCAAACATATCGTACATAGCATTCATGGTCCAGCCTTCTTGCAATTCACGAGTAGATTGAATCCATTCGTCGCCACTAATCCCGTTGATGTCGAGAACCCTTTGTTTTAATCGTGTTTGGAGATTAGTAAAGAATTCGACTACCTCTTCGTAAGACATTTCAAATTCTACTTTATTGTGAACGGCATCTGCCAACTCGTGGGCAATGTTTCGCTTCATTTCAAGTGTCCAATGCCTCCAATAAACCAATACTCTTTGGAAGATACCCTTGTCAAGTACGTGCTCTTTTATTCCCTGCGGAGGGAAAGTAGTAATCCATAAAGACACTAATGATTCAATGGTTATCGTACCGTCTTTCAAGTGTTTAGTTAAGAAATTCCTACCGGTACCTGCAGAGTTCAAAGCCGACTGCAGGAATAGAACAGTTTGTTCTGAATGCTGTGTAGGTTTGAGTATAATCGAACCCTCGTCAAAATTCATACCTTTAGGGCCGGCTAGTACACCGGGAGTCTGTACTAAGTTGTCATCTCCATCTCTACTCCAAGAACCTACCATTGCAGCATCCGTACCAGTTGTATAATCTACGCACTCTATACCTACATCTTTCATAACCTTCTGAATAATTTCAAAGGCGACAGATTTACCAGTTCTAGTATCTTGAATCCAAAACATACTCACCCTTGGATCGATATTAGATGCCCCAATAGGCATCCTGACAAATGGTAACGCCACCTGCCCTAAAATAAAGAAAAAGGATAGTAAACCCGGTATCTCATTGTCCTTCGATACCTCTCTAAAGTGTTCTAAATATCCTCTTAGAATTGGATATTCTTGCATGCATTCATAATGTTCTACGCTGTGTTCAATCATATTTTCTCTCTCCGTTTGTTATACTTCCGCTCTACTTTCACTGGTTCTTCGCTCGTGAGAACCTCAATTAGTCGCTGTCGCAGAACAGAACCCATCCCCTTCACCTGTTTAACAGATTCGACATGTAACATCTCCTCTATGCTACCACATCGCTCTAGTAGTTTTTCTACCAAATCCTGCCCAAAGCCGGGCACTGCAAGCAACATATCTGCCCTAATATCGTTAGTGCTGACTCTAGTAATCGCCTTTGCACCATGACTAGATGCGGATGTGTGTAATTTGGAATGTAATTTTGTAATAAACATGGCCGCTTCGCTGTAGTTGTTAGCCCTCCATACGTGGCAATCGAAGTCAGCCATTATACGGGCTATGATACCCGTCAGCGTGTTGAGTGATTTGGAATAAGTAGTCTTTCTACCTTGATTATTTGCAATTTTGACATACTTAGCAAGATCGCCGTGAATTACTAGGAATACCCTTTGGCAGTTAGCATCTAAGTTTTCCATCTGACGCATTAAGTGTCCTGAATATGTCGATTGAAACAAGTCAGAGATACTTTTGCACTCAATATGCCCATCGCCTGCCTTGTAATCACCTATACCTTGTAGAAACTCTTGCTTTACGGGTATACCCTGCCTTTCCGCTGCTCTTACAACAGCATCTTTCAAAGGACCTCTCTCATTAGAATCAATTATCAATGGTACTTTCATCTCTAAATCCCTCCACATTTATCTGCCATGCACTAACCCTCATCCTTGAACCCTTCACGGTTCTTTCATCAACGCACCCTACCTTTTTAAAATAAGGATATTTGTTCAATATTTGAGCAAGTGTGCCCTTTGATGGGTTTTTTGAATAGGGTCGCCCGCCCCTTAACTGAATCTGATTCATCATAATTACATATATTTCGTTTGTTGATAATGTTTCACCATGCTCGTCAAATGCTCTAAATATACGCTTGACTGTGTTGGTTATTGGATAGTAGTTTCTGTTTTCTTTCATTCTATAGCCCCCGTTTTGTCCCAATATCTACACTTACCCATACACAGCCCTTTAGACCACAACATACTACAAGTTTGAGGGTAATCTTTACCTACAACAGTACTTACTTGGTAACGTGTTATTCCTTCATCAAAGTCAGCCCATTGCAGACTCTTTATGAAAGAAACAATCTTCTCTGTATGGGTAGTGAGTATGTCTGAATTGAATCTCTCTAAAGGTAAAAAATGTCTAAGGCGTTTTGCTAGATATTTCACCAGTTGTACCCTTGCATCATGACTAGGGTTGCCTCCTACGTGGCATGCTGCCTGATTGAGGCAGGGTAGTATGATTACGCCGTCCATTTTCAATGTAGGTAGGTCTAGTGGTGCAGTATTCTTTTGAAATACACCCTTCTTTTCACCGGGCTTCTTTACATCCAGTTTGATGCCATTTTTCCCGTAAGATATGACACCGCTTGTAGGCTCTAGGGCTTTCTCAAGAATGTGACCCATGCCATTTTCTAAATCCTCTGTATTCAGAGGGACACTCCAGTAACCACGCTTGGCGTTATAGGAGTTAGGAATACGAATTAACCCACTTGTATCGAATGGTACTGCAGGGTCAGAACAGTACAGATTTAAATCTTTAATCCAGTCATTTACTCTTCTCATACCGGCCTCTCTAATAGCAGATAGATGGGAGCCGCTGGCAGGGGTGTATGTTTTAGACAGTGCCACCCATATATGGAAGCCACCGCCACTGAACCAAACACCGTGCTCTATGTCCTTTTCTAGGAGTTCTCTGTGTAACCTGAGAGCCTGTGATAATGGCACGTCTAGTGCTACATCGGGGCGTTTAGGATTAGTGAAGTCTTTAGGATCGAAATCTAAAACAAAGTGTCTGATTATCGGAGTCTGTAAGTTTACTCTCTTATGGTTAGGGGCCTCTGTAGCACGATATCCATAAACAGTAGTGTATGCATTAGATACACCATTTTTGCCCGCCCAATATCGCTCAAATTCAGAACTATTTCGCACTAATTTTCTGAAGCCTTTGCCTTTTTCTGTACTTAATTCCAAAACCTCTCTTGGGAAATCAAACTGTACATACATTTCACCACCTCGACCAATAGTGCTCGCCGCCCGGTAACCAAGCAGGGCAGTCTTCAGTAAAACTACACCAAGCGCATTTCTTTTGGTGCGGCTTTGGCGGAAAGTTGTCTGTAAAGTAAGCCTCTAATAATGCATCTACGTCTTTCTTCAGTTTATTTGAATATGATTCTGCTACCTTCTCATGCTTCCAACTGTCTATGAATCTGATACCTTCCATGTCCTCACCGCACGACCCATCAGGATAAAACCAGCCCCAGTGAGTTACATTCTGCAACGGGTGGTCTGCCATTTTGAGTAAATCAACATAGAATGCCATTTCTTTACGCATTCCACGGACTTTGAAAACATCATCTTTCCACTCTTTTTTTCTCCAATCCCATCTCTGTTTCCATTTACCCGTCTTCAATTCCATAAGGCTAATTGAGCCATCTTCATTCTCAAATCCTCGGTCAATCATACCTGCAAAGTGTATAGGGACAGTGTGTGTTTTACCATTGTGTACAAACTCACGCTCTGTGAATACATGTATTTCGTCTTCGTTGATGACTGGTAAGAAATGCTGACCCTGCGTGGCTTCTAGCCGATCTAACTCCCACTCTAGTCTTTTGAGTAGTATTTCTTCTTCTCCTAAAAGATAAGGTTCTTCGGGCTTAGGTAGACTTTTGACAAACAGGGAGAATGCTTCTTCTCTATTCTTATCGTTGAGTAGTTTGAGAACCTTACCCAAGTTAGGTCTTACATAGACATAGAACTCCTCCATCGCATTGTGCACATTTGTACCCTTACGCATTGCGTCAGTTTCGGGTGTCTTTCTGTCCTCCCTACGCTTGAAATGATATTGCTGTGGACAGAAATCAAAATCGCTTGTCAAACTAGACTTAGTGATGCGAAGGTGCTTTTCATGTCCGGGTTCCCACTTGTATGTGGACTTCTTGTATGCTTCAAAATCCCTCGCCATATTATCACCAATACCTCTTTGGTCGTGCTGCACCCGAAGCCATTTCCAAGTCCCAATCGAGGGCTTTGAAGATAGGCTTTACTTTGGCTTTCACTAATTTGTCAACCATTGTCTCCCAATCAGGTTCAAAGCCTTCCAACTCAGATATGTCTTTGTAAGAAACAATTTTTGTGGGCGGTGCCCAATCAGGTGACGACACAACATACACCCAAGGAACACTGTCACCTTCATCAAAGTTGGGTTGGTTGAATCTTTCTGCCATGTGCTTATTGTAGTAAACTGCCGCCTTTGCCCCTAGTGTTGGTTGTTCGTATTTTTCTAATTTCTTAGAAATCCTAGTGACACCAGTCACATCTTTGAGTTCCGCATTGCCTTTCTTGATTTTCAAAGAAATAGGTCTTATGAAGTCTATTACCTCTGATTCTGAAGCACCTTGACAAATCAAGGTTAAGGCATCTCGCTCTAAGTTTCGAGAGATAGGGGCAAGTGTAGATATCTTGCCGAATCGGGCTGACTTTGGCTTACCTTCATCTTCAGGAGGCCAAGAACAAATACCATAGTAGAGGTTTTTGCCCGCCACTAGCCAGTAAGGCATGTATGCCTCGAATTCTACAATTAGATGACTAGCGTTAAGATCGATTTGTACTCTTTCTGTCAGATGCTTGGCTAATGCTGTGGCCTCATCAAATGGCACCTTTACGAATGCTGAATCAGTGTGACCGTACAGGGCCTCGTAGCCCTGAGCCTCTGATTCCTCCATTAGGAACTTAATTGCCTCTCTACCACAGGCTGTGATGGCGTTGGCTATATCGAAGTCACACCAGCCCCAATAAGAACTGGCGACCATACCATACAGAGAAGCCATTACGCGCTTCGTCGCAAGTTGCATTGTATTCCAACCTGCTCTTTCTATCGGAGTTTCTGCCTCTCTCATTCTGCGCTTATATTCATCACGCAGTTCAAACATTTCTTCTACAATCTGAGGCAAAAGCCCCTTCTTAGATTGACTCCAAGTAGTGCCATCGGGTAATTTGTGAATGCCTTCTTCTCCAGCCCTGTTTCTTTCTACTTGGGTTTCCCAAGATAAGTTGTGACTTAGAATGATGGAAGGGTATAGGCCCTTGTAGTCTACACAGGCTACACCTTCGTATCTGCCCGGTTTGGGCGGAGGGATGTAAGCCCCTTCGTAGTCCTGTTTCTCAACATCAGCGTTAGTAGGTGCTTTCCAGTGTGTGCGCCTACTAAGTAAGCCACGGGCGAACCTAGTGACGTTGTGACATGAAGTGAATGTTACACCACAGATACGCTGTAGTGACATGAAGAAACTCAAAACGTGGTTCTCTTCATCCATTCTTTTGAGTAACAAGGTATCTTGCATACAATAGTCGCAGTAATCATCGAATCTCTCTGTCCAACCAGTGAACACATCCATGTCGAATTTACCTCCGTAATTTAGCACATCTTCTCCCGTGATGTGGTCCAACTTTCGGCTGGCTAACTGTGGCTTACCACTATCTTTCCATACACGCTCAAAGCCTGTACCGCTGTCATAGGGTGCCGCTGTATCAAAGCACAATCTACCTATGATCGGCTGGTCTGTGTACCTGTAACCACGCTCATTCTTAGGCGGGCGTAATACACGACCAAGAGGGCTAAGTCGTCTAAACTCATCTAGTCTGCGGACTAGGTGTGGTAAATCTGCCCACATGATTGCGTGGGCTACGAGTATGTCAGGGTTGCATTCTTCTAAGTAATCTAAAAAGGCACTGTGCATGGATTTCTCATCAGTGTAGAATAAACGCTCGTAACTGAACTCAGTATCTTCGTACTTTACATGGCGTACTTCTTTTCTAACAAAACCTTTGTCTTCTATTTTGGCCGTTTCTTCACTCCAACAGAATGTGACATTTCTGTTGTTGTAATTGTCTACGACGGACATCACAGTTGTGAAGTCTTCATCGGGATCCCATTCCAAGTCGAAGTGCCACACACGGGGTTTCCATTCAGGCATCTCTTTGATTTCATCTATGAGATACCGGTCTGTTAGGCTCAAATCGGCCTCCCATGTTTTACCAAACTCCTTCTGCATGTTCCTTAAATCAGACTGCCTGTAAGCGTATACTTTCACCAAGTCTTCTTCCGTTTTCAATGCGACAGCAGTATCATTTCTATCTATACTACTGCCCGGATATCTATTCAGCACATTATTGACTACACTATCACTAGTTTCTGCCCTAATCCAAAAGTAGGGTCTGAAGTTACCAATGTGTTCCTCTATGAGGTTACCTTCAGAGTCACGCCATCGTTTGTATATGTGGGCATGGCCTTCAGGGTCAGGGTGGTATGAATTGATAATCACTTTCCCTCCTCCAAGCATTCGCAATCATTACAGCCATTCTCACCTTGATAACTCTTGCAATGTGGACAAAGTGGCTTACCCTTGTGATAAGGTATGTCTTTTCCACAGTTACATTGGTTTAGATTTATCAATAAGTTTTGTTCTGCAGGCCACACATTACCTAAAGAATCTTTGATGTAATGAGACATCATCAGTCCTCCTCATATTCTTGGTCCATCACAACTAACAGGAAACCAGTGTCACCTTGCTCTATCACAAGCACCGTTTCATCTCCAGTGTGGAGATTGAGTGGGCCCGGTGGTAGATTAGACAGAAGTGCCGGTAACCAGTAGGCAAATGCTGAGTTGACTGTATCGTTGTTGGATTCACAGTTAGTTACAGGTACACGCACAAACATCTTGCCTTTGGGCTTAGACCCTGCACTAACGACGAACTCTCCCGACGGATCGAATGCTGTCTTGCAAGAGAATTTCCCCCCGATTACCTTGTCGAACTGCGCTGCTGGTGCAAAGTCCTCACCGTTGACTATACCATGACAATCTAAACTAAACGATGCCCATTTCTGCCACATGTTCTTTTCACCTTCATTCACCAATCTCTCGATTAGAGGCAGTTGCTTCTGAGTAGTCAGGTATGATGATGTCGGCAACTGTAGCGTAGACTTACCACAGGCTACGTGTAACACCGATGTTTTACCCATCTGATTGATAGATACTTCACCAGTCTTGGTAGCCTTCAGAAACGCAAGTAGCCTAGAAACATCACTAACTGCTATATCTCCTGCTTCTGCTTCTCTGACGTTTATTCTACGCCTGATATAGTGGGTATCTTTACCCACTGCTGACTCGACATAATCATCCTTTACTCTGAACACTATATCCGGTAAATCCTTTCCAAAACCAGTTATGAACTGACTTAGATCTTTGTTGTTTACTTTGAAACTTACCATATTATCACCTACACAGGTGGGGGAGGGTACGGCTCATCTCGTGGTGAGCCAGTGTGCCTCAGCCTCTAAGAGGAGGTCAGTACCCAATTACCTTACCAAGGACCCCAAGTGTGTTGTATCAAAGGACCCCTTCACGCAGTTCAGCAAGCCCATGCCATTGCGCAGGCTCACCTTTCTTAGTGACGAAGTATAGCCTCTCCTGACCCTTTAGGTCAGAGTTGGTCTTTTCTTTGAAGAACTCTGCTGTGTGTCTGATTTCGCCTGTTTCCTTACCATCGTCACCACGCACTTTGTTAGCGTGGCACCAAATGATTTGGAACAGGTCATTGTTTGCGCTCTTTTCCCATGCGAACTTCCAGCCATCGAATCCGACCTTGCCATCCTTGTCCTCTTTGAGGTGGGTTTCCCAGTATATGTCTACACCGAGAGCGTTTAGTTTCTGACAGAGTGCTGTCATTTGTTTGAACCTAGTGGACCTGATACTCCAGTTCCAGCCGATACCTTGGTTGACTTCAACCTTAGCAGCACCAATTGCGTCCTTTACATTATTATCCTCTAGATCGTATATCTTCATGTTGTTCATACATACTGAGTCCCATTGGTCCACAGATGTAATCAAAACAGTGTTAAGTTTTCTATCCTCAAAATCAGGCTTAGTCTGCTTCTCTGCATATTCTACAGCGAATCGCAGCAAATCCATCATACGACTGTGTGTCGCCGGATAGTCGTAAGCAGTGCTGTCGCCCGTTTGAAACACCCAAGGCGACCATACTCTAATGCGTTCATCTTCACCGGGGTAGTGTGCTTCCTTACAAGCCATAGCCCCGTTATCAAAGTCGTAGGCCCAAAGCATACCTTCAGGATATTTATGCATGTGGCCGTCAATCACTATACCGGACTTACCAGTACCTTCATGTCCAACTACACCACACATTACCTTACTAGGCCTCATCCTGTTAGGGTTGGCTTGTTGTACAAACTCTGCCTCCAAGTCAGGGAAGTTGCTTTTAGAAACAGGAGCAGGTGCAGAGGCTTTCGCCTCTACAACCTGCTTGTCTACTTCTGCTGCTTCCGCTTGGAAGATCGCTTCTGCTCTCTCTTCATCTTTCTTCTTCATTGCTCCAAATCCTGCCATCAATATTCATCTCCGCTGTTTCTAAATTGGTCTATGCTAGTGTCACCGCCCTTGGCACCCGGCCTCGCTGTACGAGATGGTACATAGATGCCGAATGCCGTCAGGCTTGGTGTGGTTTGGTCATTGTACATACTTAGGCGTACTCTACCAAAGATAATTACAGGTGTCTTCTCTGCATATGGTTGCCAATCTCCGTAGTTGTCTTTGAACTCGAATGGGTGACTGTCGTCGTAAACACGACCCGGTACCCATACTGTTACTTCAGACATAGAAGAGTCCCTACCATACTTACGCTGCACACTAGGGCTGGTGACGCTGAGTCTGAATGCACGACCTGTTTGGTCATACTCGTTGTCAGATGGTTCCTTGTTCAGCCTGCTGACATATCCCTTAGTAATGATAGTCGGGCCGTAATAGTTACCGTTGTTACCCTGTATCTTGCGCTCATCATATGCTTCGCTTAACTCATCTAATTCCACGAACGAATTGTGCATACCAGTGTTGACCAAGAATTTTTCAGGTCGTAGTAATATCCTGTCTTCTTCGTCTACGAAGGAATCGGTGTAAACCATAGTCTTACCGAAGTCTCTGTTAGTATAAACCGTGTCCGAGCCTTCTTTCTTAGCCCTGATTACTTGACATGTAACTGGTCTGCCGAATTCGTATTCTTCAGTCATGTTGTTACCAGTTAATGATACACGCCAAACACTGATATCTTTGTTGAAATCCTCTTTGGCATTGCCAAGAAGATACAAGTTGCGCACTTTGCTTTCAGGTGCAATAGGTGTACCCTTCTCATTCATTAGACAGATAAGATCACCATCGACTTGTAGTCCAAACCAAGGTAATTTATCGCCGTCAATACGTTCCTTAGTTGGTTCACCGTTGACATGCCATACTCCATCCTTTGCCTTTACAATACCAATCAAGCCCTTATCTATGGCTTGGCTAGAGTTGTTTCTGTAAGCCGAAATTGCTGTGTTTCTAAGGTTCTCTCTGTAATCATTGATTTTGTCATCTATTCCTACAAACTGTCCTACGAATGTGACAGTTTCACGACTGCTACCACTGCTACCTAGATTGCGTGTTTCAAGTGTAAACATCTCTGCCCACTCGACTAGCAAATCATCGTCTTCGTCTTGCCAATTATCTACAGCAAATTCCTTGCCTATCCAAGCAACGTATTCGTTTACTGCCTCTCCTATTCTTTTCTCTGTTCTCTCTGCATAACCTTGCAAGCGCTCTAGTGCGCCTTCCGGTAATTTTCGTTCTTCATTCATATTTTTTCCTCCTTGTTTTTCCTCAATTTTGCTACAAAGTAGTCTACAAAGGAATCATCATCGTCCGGCCACATATTTGCTAACAAAATGAACTCTCCATAAGTCAGCATAAATGCATACCAATCTTCTTGACTTTCCTCCAGTAGAGTTCGCCCTCGGTGCCTCAGCCCTATTAGGGTTGCGACACGACTATTCCCCTCTCTGAGGTTGGTTTTCAAGTGTAATGCTAATCGTTGATAGTTCTCACCGATGTAACTGAGTGCTGCCTTGTTTAGGCTCTCAGTGTTGCTTTTTAGTTTCTGTAAAAGGCCACCATCTGTCTTGGGTGTACCCTCTAAAATGTCGATACTTTGTCTCAAACTTCCGTTGGTCAAACGGTTCAACATAGTATACTGTTCTAACCATGGTTCCGGCAGGTTTTCTGCCGAATGTATCTGAGTTAATTTGTCTCTCGCCTCCTCGTCTGTGAGAGGCTTGAATCTAAATGTGAGGCATCTGTCTCTGATTGCTTTGTGTATCGGAGAGATGTCATTCGCTGTCAATATGAATATCGCAGTTCTGTGACTGTCCTCCATCACTTG